ACCGCAGATGGCAAGACAACCCGAGACATGACCCGTGCCCAGATCATCAAGTCCACTTTCCGAACTTTGACATTGAAGTTGGGACAGGTAGGAATTCCTATGATTCTTACAAACCACACTTATGATGTTATTGGTTCTATGTTCCCGACGAAGGAAATGGGTGGCGGTTCTGGTCTCAAATACGCAGCATCTACCATCATCTATCTTTCAAAGAAGAAGGTGAAAGAGGGAACCGATGTCATTGGTAACATCGTTCACTGTAAACTTTACAAGTCTCGTATCACTAAAGAAAATTCTATGGTCGATGTCATGTTGAATTATGATACGGGACTCCATCCGTATTATGGTCTCGTAGATCTCGCAGTGGAAAATGAGATCTTTGAGAAGTTGGGTACTCGTATCAAAGTTGCCGATGGAACTAAAGTCTACGAAAAGCAAATCTATCGTGAACCTGAAAAGTATTTTACCGAAGAGGTCATGAACAAAATCGAAGCGTGTGTTGGTAAGAAGTTTAAGTATGGATCTTCTATTGAAGAGGAAACAAATGACACCAAACTATCAGATAGTTGAGGGTCGGGATACTGGAGCAACTGCCGTCGAATTGCTTGATGATGTATATAAAGGTATCATTATCAAATTTGGAAGAGTCGGCATCCACGAAGTAGATGATCATGCACAGATAGCATTTGATTATGATCTTATTAAAGGTGAACTTCCTGAAGATTCCTCTGGACTTGAGGAGACACTTGGTGATATACTAGTGGACATTCTCGAAAACAGATTAGACGAAGTGGAGTTTACAAGTGGAAACGACTGAAAAAATTATTCTTAGAAACCTAATGCGTGATGAAGATTTTTCACGGAGGGTTATTCCTTTCCTTAAGGATGAGTATTTTAAAACACGAACTGATAAGACAGTTTATCAAATAATCGCTCATCATATTGAAAACTACAACGCACTACCGACCTCAGATATTCTTACGATTTCACTCGACGAAAGACCTAATATCAGTGAGCAAGAGTATAAGAATTGTCTTGAGTTGATAGATGAATTGGGAGAGGAAAAGGACGGGGTTGACCCAGAGTGGTTGATCGACAAGACGGAAACCTTTTGTAAAGATCGAGCGATCTACAATGCAATTCTAGAGTCCATTGAAATTATTGATGGCAAGTCAAGAACAAAGACAAAGAACTGTCTTCCTCAAATCCTATCAGATGCACTTTCCGTATCGTTCGATGAACATATTGGACACGATTACGAGGGCGATGCAGATGATCGTTTTGACTTCTATCATCGAGTGGAAACAAAGACCCCATTTGACTTAGAATATTTTAATCTTATCACCAACGGTGGTGTCCCAAATAAAACACTGAATATCATTCTTGCGGGTACTGGTGTTGGTAAGTCACTATACATGTGTCACCATGCCGCGTCTTGTTACGCTGGGAATAAAAATGTTCTTTACATTACATGCGAGATGGCAGAGGAAAGAATCGCAGAACGCATTGATGCTAATCTTATGGACATCACTCTTGATGAACTGAAGATTCTACCGAAGGCATCATATGAAAAGAAGATCGGTCGGGTTACTAAGAATATTCAGTCGCGTTTGATTGTAAAAGAGTATCCAACAGCAACGGCAAACGTCCAACACTTTCGTATTCTCTTGGAAGAACTAAAACTGAAAAAGAATTTTGTTCCGGACGTTATCTTTATTGATTACCTAAATATCTGTGCGTCCAGTCGATACAAGGCGGGAAGCAACGTAAATTCGTACACAGTAATTAAGGCGATTGCAGAGGAGTTGCGTGGACTTGCAGTAGAAAAGAATGTTCCTATCTTTTCAGCAACACAAACAAATCGAACGGGATTCAACAGTAGTGATGTTGGTCTTGAAGATACATCCGAGTCTTTTGGTCTTCCGGCAACCGCTGACTTTATGTTCGCATTAATTACCACAGAAGAACTAGAAGAACAAGGACAACTGCTTGTTAAGCAACTAAAGAATCGTTACAATGATGTCTTCGCAAACAAGAAGTTTGTAGTGGGAATCAACAGAGGGAAGATGAAACTTTTTGATGTTGATAATTCCGAAGTGAACCTACAAGGAAGTAACCAAGACGAAACAGATATGTCAGCAGGCGTTGGTTTCGATGGTAGAAACTTTGAGGATAAGTTTAAAAGAAACGAAGATAAGATAAGGCAATTGAAAGTATTATGAATAATCAAAAAAGACCGTATCAAAAAAGAGAATACACGAAACGACCCCAGCGACCACCTGAGCGAATGAGTCGAGAGTGGCAAGAAGAATATCGTCTTTGGTACGAAAACATGAAGCGTGATCACTGGAACCGAAAGTTCCGTGAACTAAACAAGAAAAACCGTAACAACAGAAAGAACAGATGACTGTTTATGTTGATAAGAAATTTGTCGAGTTCGTCTCTGGATCACTCGACAAGTTCTCTTGGAAAAAAGATAACCTTGCAAACTGTAGGTGTCCACTATGTGGAGACTCACAGAAGAACAAGAATAAGTGTAGAGGATTCTTCTATGAGCGAGAGGGTTCCTACTACTATAAGTGTCATAATTGTGCTGCATCACTCTCGCTCTATTCCTTCTTGGAGCAACACGCTCCTGCGTTGAAGACGGAATATCAATTAGAGCGGTATCGTGAAAAAACGGAAAGGAAACCCAGACCACGACCCGTAAAAATTAAAGCAACTGGTGTAGAAGAAATGTTTAGGAAAAAGTATAAAGAAGTTGTAGATACTAGATGGTTGGTCCCAATCAAAGACCTAGACGAGAGTCATCCTGCTCGACAGTTTGTTATCAACAGGAAAATCCCAAAAGATAAACATGATCTTTTGTATTATTGTAAAAACTTTGGTTCGTTTACGAAGCAACTGACAGGACAAACAAATCTTTATGGTGGCGGCGAAGATCGTATCGTTCTTCCTTTCTTCAACAAGGAGGGCAAGATGGTTGCCGCACAAGGACGAGCATTGGCGATGCAGTCCGTCCACGGGAATGTCGATGATAACCGACAGACACGAAAGACAAGAGAACTGCTTCGATACATTACCATTAAGTCGAGTGACGCTCCGGACAAACTATGGTTTGGTCAGTGGCGGGTGAATCCAAAGAAAAAGATTTACATTGTCGAGGGACCAATTGATAGTTTGTTTATCAAGAACTGCATTGCGATGGTCGGTGCGTCCGGCGTTGACAATATTCCCCCTCATCTACAAAACAGCGAAGGCGTGTATGTTCTCGACAATGAACCACGCAATAAAGAAATTTATAACCTAAACGAAAAACTAATTAATCTTGGCAAAAATGTTTGTATTTGGCCAAATGACGTAACCCAGAAGGATCCGAACGATATGATCATGGCAGGGTACACACGAAGAGAAATTAAAAATATAATCGATGACAATACTTGTAGCGGACTGGTCGCCAAGCATCGGTTGAACGAGTGGAGTAGACTATGAGAGTTCTAGACAGAGGAAGTGTTACACTTATCGATCATATGGGAAGTGACTTGACCGTCTGTAACGCTGCGAGAGTTTCCTTTAATAGTGAAAGTGAATGGTGTCAAGATCAAGAAGCACTGACCCGTCTTGCCGAAACGGGATCGAAGTATCATAAAGAAGATGTGCAATGTTTGTGTCCGAAAGATCAGAAACTTATTCGATATCTTGCAAAGCATCAACACTGGACTCCATTCGCACACCCACAGATCACATTGAGGATCAAAGCACCGGTTTCTATTCGCACACAATTCTTCAAGCATAAACAAGGATTCGTGGAGAATGAAATCTCCAGAAGATATGTTTCCTTTGAACCAGAGTTCTATGAACCAAAGTGGAGAGGTAAACCAACAAATGGTGCAAAACAAGGAAGTGAGGACTTTATTTCTGTTGACAACGAAACCGATATGGGGTATACTAATGCCCTTCGAG